CAGCGCTTTGTGATAGATACATACAAGGGGGAAGACGCTGATTGGCTTGTTGGGTACTTGATTGAGAACTGTATCTGCTTAGACTGTGAAACCGAGCATACCGTTATATATGCTCCCAGATTTACTTACTGCGTAAGCATAGCAAAGCATTTTGTTGGGATAAGAAGTCCTTGGATATGCACACCATATCAGCTTTATTGTGAATTGATTAAGAAAGGCGCTAAGCGCATTTTTGAGCAGAAGTAGGAGATTACTATGGGTTTTATGTCACCTAGAAGTCCTGGCCCTGATCCAGAGCTTGAAAAGCAGAGAGCTGCTGAAGAAGAGCGCCTTGAAGCCGAAAGGCAAGCTGAAGAGCGCCGTAAAGAAGATGCAGAGCGTAAACGTAAGGCTAACCTTGTTGGGCAAAGAAGCTTACAGGATGAAGAGATTGGCGGCTTTACAGGTTTCCGTACACAGAAAAACATGGGCAAGTCCATACGATATTAAGGAGCCGACATGAGTCCGTATTCAGCAGGTGACGCTAGTCCAGAAGCCCCATCATCCAATAAAGATTCGGATGAGATCAAACGTGTAATGTCACGTTACAAAAAGGCAAAGTCGCGTTGGAACTCTTGGACTGATCTATGGGAAGAGATGTATGACTACGTTCTTCCTCATCGTGAAAGCTTTTTTCAGGAATCCCCTGCCGCTAGGCGCACAGAGAATATCTATGATGAAACTGCTGTAGTTGGCCTTCCTAAGTTTGCATCAAGATTGCAGCTTGGGTTCTTTCCCCCAAATGGCAGAGCTTTCAAGCTTATGCCGGGGCCAGAGTTTCCAAAAGAACAAGTAACTAAAGGTCTTTTGCAAGAGCTTGATCGTATTACAGATCTTTTCCATGAGGGCCTACGCAACTCAAACTTTAATGCTGAATTGCATGAAGGGTTGCAGGATCTTGGAATGGGTACAATGAACCTTCTTTGTGAAGAGGGTCGTTTTGTTGGTGATCTACACTTCACTTCTGTACCCCCAACCAACTTGGCTTTGATGTCAGGTCATATGGATAGAGTCAGCGATTGGTTCCGCTGGATGTATGATTGCGACATTACAGAAGTAAAGCATCGTTATCCTGATGCTAAGTATTCTGAGAAGATGAAGGAAATACAAAAGCGTGATCCTTCTAGGAAAACAAGAATCGTTGAAGCAACGATGTATGACACTCAGAACAAGTTTAAGGATGAGTATACATATTACCTTATATCCGAAACAGATGATGAGATTCTAATTAAGAAAACCTTGAAGGGAAGAGGATCTGTTCCTTGGATTACAACACGCTGGTCTAAATCAGGCTTTGAAGTATGGGGTCGTGGTCCTGTTCTGCAAGCTATGCCAGCCATCAAAACACTTAACCTTACAGTGCAGCTTATTCTTGAAAACGCTGAGATGGCGATTGCAGGGTCGTACATTTATGATGATGATGGTGTATTCAACCCAGACAACATAACTATACAGCCGGGAACATTTATTCCAAGAAGCCCCGGATCATCTATCGACACATTGCAGTCTGCTGGAAGATTTGATGTGGGCCAGCTTATTCTCGATGATATGCGCCGCAATGTTCGTAAAGCCCTCTTTATAGATGAGCTTGATACACGTCCTAATGCTAGAACGCCTCTTTCAGCTACGGAAGTCTCTGAGCGCCTAGCTGATGTATCTAGAGATATGGGTGCTGTAGCTGGCCGTATGCAGAAAGAGTTTTTGCAGCCTCTTGTTGAGCGTATTGCAAAGATCTATTCGGATCAGGGATTGATTGATATTCCTAAGATTGATGGTCGTGAGTTGCGGATTGTACCTGTCTCTCCCTTACTGAGGGCGCAAGATCAGCAAGATGTGTCTGATTTTGTCAGGTTCCAGCAAACTGTAGCATCTACTTTTGGCCCAGAAATTACTCCCGTCCTCTACAATCAAGAGAAAGTTGTGCAGTACCTTGCAGCTAAGTTTGGCATTATGGAAGAACTCTTGGCTGACCAAAGCCAAGTAGAGCAGAATGTACAAACAATGCAGCAGATGATGCAGCAGCAAGGACCGCAACAATGAAGGAGAAGATAAATGTCTCGATTGATGGCAGGGGATACAGCAAGGAAGTTGACAAAGATCTTAATAGCAAAGCCTACGCTCTGTTTGGCTCGGGGATTGGAAGAGACTTCTTATCGTACTTGGAATCTATCACGACAAATAACGTCTACCCTGCTGGGGTGGGAATCGAAACTCTAGCCCATGCTGAAGGCTCAAGATGGGTTGTAGCTGTTATTAAGGGCCGCTGTGAACAAGGAAGGAAGCAAGGCGATGGCTAAACCCTCTAATCCAAGTTTGTATGCAAGAGCAAAAGCTATTGTGAAAGCAAGAGTAAAGAAATGGCCCAGCGCATATGCAAGCGGCCAGCTTGTGCAGCAGTATAAAAGGATGGGCGGTAAGTACAAATGAGCCTGACCAAATGGTTTAATGAAAACTGGGTAGATATCTCCACTAAGAAAGATGGCAAGCACCCTAAATGTGGTCGAAAGATGGGTGATGGTAGAAAATACCCAAAATGTGTACCAGCAAGTAAAGCTGCCAGTATGAGCAAAAGTGAGAAGGCTTCTGCCGCCTCTAGAAAGCGCAAAACAAATCCTAGTGGTGGCGGTAAAAAGCCAACATATGCGAGGACATAATGTCTAAAACACCAGCATGGCAAAGAAAAGAAGGTCAGAGCAAGTCCGGCGGTTTGAATGAAGCTGGTCGCAGATCTCTAAGGCGTCAGGGCAAAAACATCAAACGTCCTGTATCTGCCAAGCAAGCCAAGAAATCACCAAAAGCAGCAGCTAGACGCAGATCATTCTGTAAGCGTATGATGGGTATGAAAAAGAAGCTTACATCTAAAAAGACGGCTAATGACCCTAATAGTCGTATTAACAAAGCACTTAGGAAATGGGATTGTTAAATGGAACAAGAAGCAGTAACTCAAGAAGCTGAAACCCAAGAGGTTCAGGCTCAAACGGAGCAGGAGCAACCTCAAGAACAAGTAGCAGAAAGACCTGATTGGCTTCCTGAGAAGTTTGATAGGCCAGAAGAGCTTTCTAACAGCTACAAGGAACTTGAGAGAGCTTTCTACACCAGAAAAGAAGATTTAAGAAATCAAATTGTCGAAGAGCTTAATGCAGAAGCCTCTAGCGCAGCCCCAATCAGTCCAGCAGATTATGAAGTTAATGTTCAATCGCCAGATGGCGTTGAGCTTAACATTGATGAAAATGATCCGCTTCTGGATTGGTTTCGTGATAAGGCTCACAATTACGGAATGTCGCAAGAAGAGTTTGATGGCCTAATTAACGAGTGGGCTGCTATGGACTCTAATCGTGGTCCAGACTGGAACGTAGAGTCTGAGCAGCTTGGAGAACACGCAGAGAGAAGGCTTGAGCGTGTAGATTCTTGGGCTGGCAAGAATTTGTCCGAAGAAGCTTATAATGTGTTTGCCAATGTCCCGGCATCTGCTGGCATGGTTCAGCTATTTGAAGAGCTTATGGAACTAAATGGTCAACCACAGTTTAACATGATTAGCCAGACTGAGTTTCAAGAGACTCTTAGCATTGATGATTTGCGTAATATGCAACAAGATCCTCGATACTGGAAAGGTAATGATCCGGCCTTTGTCGAAAGAGTTAAGGCTGGATTTGCTCAGTATTCGAGAAATAAGGGATAATGTGAATTAACAGTAAGATCATTATCTGCCAACTTACGTTTACTTGAAGGCCCAATTAGTTAAGGACAACCGAAAGGCCCAGCGCTAGTGGACAACCAGATAGGAAACAAACCTTTGACTTTAACAGCTTTTAAGGAGCATTGAGATGGCTACACCAACTATCTCCACCTCCTTTATCGAGGAGTTTGAATCCGGCGTCCACATGGCGTATCAGCGCATGGGTTCAAAGCTTCGGAACACTGTTCGTACACGCAATGGCGTGAAGAACAAGACTACGTTCCAGAAAATCGGTAAAGGCGTAGCGACTACCAAGGCGAGACACGGAAATATCGCCCCCATGAACCTCACTCACACAAACGTAAATGTGACCGTTGAGGATTATTTTGCTGGCGAATGGATTGACGATCTGGACCAGCTTCGTATTAACCACGATGAGATGATGGTTGCTCAGCAGTCTGGTGCTTACGCACTTGGACGCAAAACTGACGATCTCATTCTTGCAGCTATGGATACGACTACATCCACTCACAATGAAACATCAAATGGTGTTACTTTGGCTTGGGCTTTGGGTCTTATGGAGCTGTTTGGCAATAACGAGGTTCCTGACGATGGACGCCGTTATGTTGTCGTTGGTTGGGAGCAATGGTCACAGCTTCTGGATTTGGACGAGTTCTCTCGCACCAACTACATTGGCGAGTCTGATCTTCCGTTTCCAAATGGAGTTACGGCAAAGCAATGGCTTGGCTTCATGTGGTTCCCCTTTGGCGGTCTAGATGACGATGGCACAAACCGTAAGTGTTTTGCATATCATGCTGACGCTATTGGTCATGCAATCGGCACTGACGTTTCTTCAAACATGCAGTATCATAACGATAAGGATTCATATTTTGTGATGAACAAAATGCAAATGAACTCTGTTCTGATTGATGCCGAAGGCGTGTTTGAGCTTTCGCTCAAGAAATAAGGAGAGACATAATGGCTTATACAGACGCAAACCTCTCTTTAGTCAATTACTCAGGCAATGGCTTCCACATCTGGCACTATTCAACTACCGATGCGGCTGCTGTTGTAGATACTGCTGGCTATTTTAATAGCCGTGTATCAGACATGAATGTTGGTGATGTAATATTTGCCAGCGTTGATACAGATGGCACTCCTGGGTTTGGAATCTTTGTTGTAAATGCAAACAACGGCACTGTCGTTGACGTCACAAATATGACGGATCTTGCAGCAGGTGACTCTGACTAATGGCTAAAAAGCCAACACCAAAAAAGAAGGCGGCGGCGAAAGCTGCCCCTTCTTCAAACAAGACTAATAAAGCTACAGTTTTCAAAACAGCAAAGCTTCATTGGTTAAAGCTAAGCAAACCTGAAAAGGAATAGTGTCATGCCTATGGGACCGGGAACTTATGGATCTAAAAAGGGTCGTCCTCCAAAAAAGAAATCCAAAACAATGGGCAAGCCATCTTTAACAGCAGCCCAAAAGAAGCTTCCTAAAGATCTTCAAAAGAAGATTTTAGAGAAGAAAGGCGCTTAATTGAATGCCAACAACACCTTCAACTGATATTGAGGTAGCCCAAAAGGCAATGGTTCTGATTGGATTGGAGCCTTTGACCTCGTTTACCGACAATACAGACGAAGCTTTGGTTGCCAACACAATATACGAAGATGTTGTTAGCGACTGTCTTGCTGCTACCAACTGGAACTTTGCTACAGGCCAAAAGCAGCTATCTAGACTTACAGACGTTCCTGTAGATAGATGGGAAGCTGCTTATGCTTTGCCTACAGAGCCTGATGTTATACAGGTTCAGACTGTAACCATTGATGATGTTGTCCAGCGTTATGATATCTATGAGCGTTATATCTATATAAATGCCGAGACTGATGATGAGGTTGTTCTTAACTACATCTTCCGTCCAGATACACAATATTGGCCCCCAGCTTTTACAATGTGGGTTATATTTCGTTTAGCTTCTGTTCTGGCCCTGTCTGTGACAAGAAAAGCAGATGTTGCTAGTTCATACACAACTTTGGCTGAAAATCAGTTTAGGAAAGCCAAAGCTAGGGATAGCCAGCAAGTAACCACACAAGGTCTTCGCTTGAGCAGATTCCATCGGGCAAGGCTCGGCAATGGCATCTTCCAAGACATAGAAGGCACAACAACATGAGAGTTGAATGGCCCTCTTACGTCAATTTTATACAAACTTTACCGCTGGGGAATTAAGCCCACTTCTGAGTTCAAGAGTAGATTCAGATGCTTACAAGAATGGCGTAAAGACACTGCGAAACTTTCGTGTTCGCTCTCAGGGTGGAATCACACGCCGTCCCGGCCTTCAGTATTTACAGACATTATCTAATGTTGCTTATCAGGCAGAGCCGTATGTCTATGATGAGGATGAAGCTTATATCATTCTGTTCAGCAACACTAAGGTAGAGATTGTTGATGTAACAAGCCCTACAAACATTACCCAGACAATCACAAGCTGTCCTTGGACTACGGCAATGATTGGTGAGTTAAAAGTCGCACAGTCTGGCGATACAATGATTGTTACTCATCCTACAATGCCTATGCAGACTTTAACCAGAACTGCCGTTGATACATTTGCTAGAGCAGCATACGCTTTTGATTCGTCATCAGGCTTTACTTTCCAACCTTATTTTAGGTTTTCAGATCCTGCTATTACCATAACCCCTCACAATTCTAATACAGGATCACAAAACTTCACTGCTAGCTCAGCAATATTTACTGCTGATTGTGTTGGGGAAAAGATAGAGTTTACTGACTCTGCTGGGACTGTAGTTCATATAAATATTACAGCCTTTGTTTCTACAACTGTTGTTACAGGCACATTTAGCTCTGCCGTTGCAAACACCAATGCTAGGGATACTTTCAAGGAACAAGTCTTTTCAACAAGAAAAGGATTTGCAAGATCTGTTATATTTCACGATCAACGTCTAATATTCGGTGGCTCTAGGGATCTGCCTAATCACATTTTCTTTTCAAAAGTAGGGGAGTTTTTTAACTTTGATGTGGGGACAGGTCTTGATGATGAATCAATCCAAGTGCAGATCGCCGAGAACCAAGTCTCCGAGATCAAAAGCATGGCGTCCCTGCGTCATTTGTCCATATTCACCTCTGAACAGGAACTTTACGTTCCTACAGTTGATGAACGCCCTCTCACGCCGTCTACTATCGCTATTAAAAAGCAAACGTCTTTTGGCTCTGGCTTTACTTCTCCTGTCGAGTTTGATGGTGCAATCGTGTTCCTTACAAAGTCTAAAGGTGCAATCAGGGAGTTTATCTATTCCGATTTAAGCCAAGCATATAATTCTGATGCTTTGACTATATTATCTCAGCATTTGATGACTGGACCTAATGCTCTTGAGTCTCAGCGTGAAGCTGCGGATCAGGTCGAGTCTTACCTTTATACTTTGAATGATGACGGAACAATGCCTGTTTTTGTCAGTATTCGTAAGGAAAAGCTGCAAGGCTGGTCTCAGTATTCTACCACTGGCAGTTTCAAGAACATCGTTAATGTGAATAGACGGATCTATGTGGTTTGCGAGAGAACTATCAATAGCTCTACCGTAACATCTCTGGAGAGATTCGATAACGATTACCATCTTGATTCTGCTGTTAAAGCGACTAACGGCTCTCCTACTAAAAACTGGACAGTTTCTCATTTACCTAATACTCAAGTCTCCGTTAAGAGTGGTAATTATGGGATGGGTTCTTTTACTACTGATGGAAGCGGAAACCTTGCCTTGACCGAAGCTGTGTCCAGCGTAGAGATAGGAATTAATTACACACCTACTATGACTACGCTGCCCCCTGAGTTTACATTGCAGGATGGTATAACAGTTGGTCAAAAGCGCAGGATTGTCCGTGCTGTCCTCGATCTTAACGAGACATTGAGCGTTAAGACAAAAGGTACTAATATCCTGATAAGGCGTGTGACTGATGATTTTTCACTTGAGCCACAAGCTATTACGCAGCGCAAAGAGGTTTATCTTCTGGGCTGGAGTGGTGAAGGGACTGTTACAATAACTCAGGATCAGCCGCTGCCCATAACGCTAAACGGCATATTGCTGGAGGTAGAGGTATAATGGGCGTTGAAATGCAAATCGCCTCTGTTGCTTTGACTATGCTTGCCGCAAGGGAGCAGAAGAAAGCTTATGAGTTAGAGGCTGAGTCTTACCAAGAGCAAGGCAAGATGGCTGCTATTCAGGCATCTCAACAAGAGTCAGAAAGAAACAGACGCTTGAGAAGCCAGCTTTCTACTCTAAACAATGCTATGGCTGGTCAAGGCGTTGCTCTTGGCACTTCTTCTTCTGTTGAAGCATTAGCAAGAGACGAGGAAAAGATTGCTCTTGCTGATATAAGCTCTATCAAGCTTATGGGGCTTTCTCAAAGGCGAAAATATGGCATTAGTGCGGCATCTGCTAAAGCTGGCGGTAGAGCTGCGGTTCTTGGAGGATTTTCCAAGTCTGCACAAATGGGGTACGACATTTACACTGGTAAAAAATCTGTAGGAAATCCCTGATGGCTTTTAGAAAAACACAAGGCAGAAGTGTAACCGTATCTCCGGCAGGAATGCCAAACCTAAGTGGATACAAGCAATTTGCTGGTCAGATAGACAAGCTTTCTGATGCGACTATGTCTATTGGTACAGATATCAGACGCCAAGAGTTTAATGAAATGCTTATTCAAGCAGAGTCTGAAGGGCGAACTGCTGGAATGAGGTATGACAAGAATAACAATCTAGTTCCCCTTGTCGATACTACATACGCATCTGCTATTAAGGCTTATGGGACTAGTGAGCAAAAAGCCTTACAAGCTGCTTATAAAAAGTCTGCACTTACAACCTACGGATCTCAACTTGCTATCGACGCTGCTGCAACTGCTGATGCAGCTCTTGCAAAAACTCCAAATGATCCAAATGCTATTAATGGTGCCGCCAAGGGTTATCTTGACAGGCTTGAAGAGGAGCTTGAGTCTGATGTTTTTAGCACTGTTGCTGGACGTGTAAACGCTGAGTTTCAGGTTAGAACAAGTAGAGCTAGGTCTGCCCAAATTCAAGAAACTAGAGAAAATGCTATCGCCACAAGCAAGATTAGAATAGGCGATATTAATCAGAAACTTGGTGTTATTGCCACTGTTGGTGCTGGAACGGACCAAGAGGCCCAAGAGGGTACAGCAGCAATGACACAAGAGCTTTTAGATGAGCTTGATGACAATTATAAGGTTCTTGAATTAAATGGCGTTCCTGAATCTGAAATTCAGCAAATGCGTAGAGATGGCAATGCTCAAGTTGTTCTTCTTGGGGCAAAGGCAAACATAGAGAA